TCAACTTCCTCTTCAGTTTCTTCTTCTTCAAGATCTTCGACTTCCTCAACTACTTCTTCCTCAACTTCCTCTTCAGTTTCTTCTTCTTCAAGATCTTCGACTTCCTCAACTACTTCTTCCTCAACTTCCTTGTAAAAGCGTTCATAAGATTTGCGATTAACAATTCTTTCTTTACCGGAGTTCAAATCTTTTAAAGTGATGTCATCTCCATCTTTGCTAACCAATTCAAATTCTACGTTGTTTCTTGTGCAAATTACTTTCATAATACTACCACACTTTCTAAATAAATTTTGTAAGGTTTTCACCTTCAATTACATTATACCCTTCGTAAATTCAAAAGTCAATACTTTTTGGATAAAAAAATTTCAGGGCAATTTTTAAATTCCTGCTCAGATAAATCATTAATATCTTTACCTCTTGGAACTACTAAAGATTTAACCAATTTATTGTCAATAACTTTAATTAATCTCTTAGCGCCTTTATCTCCAGCTTCATCTCCATCAAAAGCGGCTACTATTTTTCTAAAAGGAAGTTTTTTAATTAAATTAAATTGTTCTGGCGTGCCTGTACCTAATAATGCTATAGCGGCTACACCATATTTAACAGCCGTTATAGCATTTATTATACTCTCACACACATATAATGTATCTTGGCTATAATCCAATTCATACACACCATATAATGGTTTAAACACGTTTTCCGGATAATGGTAAAGCTTGAAATGTATTGCCCTTCGTGCAATAAACAGAGTTCTGCCCTGCATATCCCTCACAGGGAATGTTATGCAGGGAAAGGTATTTTCATTTTTCTTTAACTTAAATTTAGGATCATAACCAATATCGTATTTTTCAATAAGTTCTTCAGTAAGACCTCGTTTAAACATATAATCATGATAATAACGATATCTATCTAATTGTTTTTCCGGAACATATTGTTGTTCTGAATGATTACTGTTTCTACTCAATTTTAAATCTAAAGGTTTTCTATCTTCTATATCTATAGATAAAAAATTCTTTATTAGCCACTTTGTACCATATGCACCCGAATCATCATATCCATAAATATAACTAATCATTTCAGGCAGTGTTGCAGTATATCCACACGTAAAACAATGTACAGTCCCGGCTGGAATTTTTTTACCATTTATTATTTTATCAACTCTTGATATACCACAAGAAGGCCTTTTTTCTTGCCCATTATTATGCACCGGACAACAAATTTGTATATTTGAATCTGTTACTATAAACCGACCAAACAAACTAATACCTAATTGTTCTTCTATCTGTGATTGTAAAAATTGCAAAATAGAAATATCGTCTTCTAATAAAGCTTTGCCTCGAATTGTAAACATTAAAAGACCTCTTTTCTATCTTTATATTTTTTACGTTGTGTTTCTTCGACTTTTTGCCGTTCTTGTGGGGCTACTGAATCCGTTGCACTTGGCACATAAACAAAACGCCCTTTATCGATATCCCAAAAATAAATCAGGTTTACTCCTACAGCACCAGTTCTATTTTTAGTCAACGATAATTTTAAGCCAGCTCCTGTTTGCCTAATAAACAATACCTTTGAACTATTTTGACCGATACTATCACTATCGGCTAAATTAGTTAAGTCTGGATCGTCTTGAACATTATCTTTACGAATATCACCATCACGATTTAATTGGGATAATCCGATTATTGGAATATCATATCTTTCTGATAAACGCATTAAACCTTCAGTTATACTAAATAATTGTTCTGTTTTACTTTTTCCTCGACGATATGTTTCATCGTCCATTAAACTGTATTGGTCAATACCAATGATATCAGCCTTACAAGCCGTTATCATTGATTGTATAGAGGATACGGTTGCCCTACCACCAAAACTTTTAGGTGTAAAAACATAAAAAGGCAACATATTTTTCTGTGTTTTATCAATAAAATCTTCATAACCTGAAACATTTTCACCAATAACAAGAGCTTTATTCGAAAAATTGGCTAATAAAGTATCAAAACGATACCCAATTTGCATATCATTCATTTCGCCGCTGTACATAGCAACACGCTTGCCCTGTTTCCATGCCTCTACTAACATTTTCAATAATATCCACGTTTTACCCTGATTAGGTCTTCCTGCTACAGTCAATAATTCGTTTCCTGGCTCTAATCCATATATTACTTCGTCGAGTTCAGGAAATCCGGTTTTGATATAATTTGTTCCAAATTCCTTTTTTTGTTGGTGTAATTCTAATCTTTCTTTTGCTTTTTTAACTATATTAGAGCCACCAACAATATTTTGACTATTTAATGCAACTACCTGCGCAGATAAATAATTCAAAGCTTCCCTTGAATCGTCCCGCATTTTATCTGCTGTTTCCTGCACTACAGAAACCATCTGTGAATATAAATATTCTTCTCTTAGAGTGCTAATTAAAAAGTCGTCTGTTTCTTTAACTTCTGTAATTGGGAAATCTGGAAAATTTTGAAGCATTGTTTCTTTATCCGGAACTTTGCCATAAAGACTAACATGTCTACGAATAAAATTAAACTCTTCTTCGTATTCTAAAAAATAATCTTCTGTTAGGTTGTTTTGTGTAACAATATCAAAACTTCCTGTATTTAAACATTTGCTTAAAATTTGAAGTTTAACCACGACGTCTATCCTTTCCACGCAAAGCAACAATATCTCCACTCAAAATTCGACTGGATAAGCGTTTACCAACCTGTTTTTCTAAATCTTTATCAGAAACATTACTTGTAAAAATATTAGCAAGTCCCATATTCATTCTTGAATTAATAAAATCATATAAAGTATTTTGTTCAAAAGCGCTTAATCCTGAAACTGCAACATCATCCCAAACTACTAAATCAACAACAGGAATTAAATCTAATAAATCTTGTACATTATTTGCTGAATTAAAGGATTGTTTTATGGAAAACAGTAAATTTTGTGTAGAAAGGAACAGTCCCCGAGGTTTAAATCCGTTACCTAGCCAGATTTCACTAAAGTATCGCAGGAGAAATTTTGTTGCCCATGTAGTTTTCCCATTTCCAGTAAAGCAGCTGTGAATAAACAAGTTTTCACCCGCCGCCACAAAATTAATAATATCCTGTTTTAAATCATTAAGATATTCAAAACTATTATAATCACAACTATCAGGTTTTAAATTTACAGATTTCTGATATACTTTTGGAATACGGCTAGTATAAATTAAAAAATCAAATTCCATAAATCTTAAACAACTAGCACAACAGTCAGTTGTTTTGTACTTGCCACAAACATCTTTAAACCAGCATTTTTCACGATCAAATTTATACTCATACATAATCAATACACCTTGTCAATAATAGTGTGATCTAATCCATCATCTTCCGGAGTTTGTTGGATATTATCAATAGGCTTATCTTTACGTTGCAATTCCCACACAGGCACTAAAACTTTATATCCTGCCGCAAGGGCTGTTTGAACTCTTGAATATACTTCTGTAAAAGATCTGCCCTTAAGGCTATTTAAAATTGCCTGCCATTGTTCTGGCTCTAATTTAAATTTTAATCGATATTTTAGATATGAACTCAAACAAGCTTTTAATACAGTCCTGTCATTCTTTATTGAAAAATTTTCTAAAAGAAAAGCGTCCAACTGCTTATCAAACCGCGAAAAATTATTTTCTTTGCTTGTTTTAGCACGTACCCCCCTTATACCCCCTAGTTTATTATCTATATTGCTATTTGGTATATTATTCTTATTGTCTAATTGTCTAGTATTATTATATTTATTATTTTCTTGTGTTCTATTTTCTGGAACACGTTGTTCTACTTTCTGGAACACGTCAAAATTAATAGCATACGCATTTTTTAGTCCAATACCATTTTCGTGCATTGACTGTTTTTTTAGAATTAAATCTTTCTCGACTAAAGAATTTATACATTTCTGAACTGTTGCATTTGATAAATTTAAATGTTCAGCAAGACTTCTAATAGTCATTGTAAAATACTGATTTTCAACATTTGCATATCTATAAATTACAGCATAAATTGTTAGCTCCGAACCACTTAATTTAAGGTCTTTAAACATCCATTCGTGTACTGTATAGTAGAAATCTTTCATAATTTTTCCTCAATTCTTTTATTTGTATACAATTTTTGTCGGTTTATCAATTCTTCTAGTATTAGCTTTTATAAAATCCTGTCTAGCTGCTTTTGTAGCAACTTGTTCATCAGACATTTTTTCTTGCAATTCAATTTCAATAATAATCTCTAACTCTCTATATTTTTTATAAATTGGGCAACTATCTTGCATACAGGGCTTGAAGTCTGTAATGATCTCCCCTTTATTATTAGCCCCTTTGTGTTCTACCTCGCAGGCATTAACGGTGTTGATACCCACTAATAAAGCCATACTCATTAACAATACTTTTTTCAACATAATAAATCCTCCTTATAACAGGAAAAGCCCCCTATATGATTGGCGGTCATAGGGGGCTTTAGCCTGACAAATAAACAAAAATGAGGGTTAAAAAGCGGCAAATACTTTTTGCAGTTACTCCTGAACATATCCGGGAACCGACCGCCAAGCTATTTCCCGCTTCTGTTATTATAATACCACAACCATTACAGGTTGTCAATACTTCGTAAAAAATTTTTATCTGCCACTGAACATTTTACTTGTTTCAATAATTTGATTATCTACTTCATCATTTACACGACTCCAGGCTTTCTGCCTTACTTCATTTATATCGTCGCCAGTTTCTAGGCTAATTAATTCACTGGTTTCAAAGGTAAAAAATTCACCGTTTATTTGGCAACTCCGTTTGCTTGAAACTGTAATTTCTTTAATCTTTGGCATATTTAATATCCATCCTTTGTGATTTTTTAACTACCTGAAAAACAATTAATTCTTGTGGAAGTTTTTTATCTTCAAAAGCTACTTTATCTAACATATCATAATCAATAACTGTTTTAACGGCTAGACATTCTGGATGATTTTCTTCAAGCCATGTTATTAATTTATCTTCATCGAAACTTGTTTGTTCAACTTCTTTAATTATTACTTCGCCATCATCAACAGTTATTGAAGATACATTATTTTTTTGCATATAAGCACGAACATCTTCTTTTAACTTTTTAAGTTTTTTACTAAGAAGGCTTTCTTCTTTATGTACACTAATTAATTCTTTTATTATTTTGTTCATTTTATTACCTCCAAACTAAATAAGCACAGCCAACAATTAATAATACAGCAAAAATAATAAGCGCTACGTATTCACTTGAAGATACAGGAGCTCCAATATCATTACACAAATAATTGTTTACCGTAGAATTTTCAGATTCTTTAGCTTTTGGTAAAGAATTATCGGCTGGAACAAAAGAATTGCAAACTTTAGCTGTTTTTTGATTGCATGTATCTTCAAAAAAGCATAAATTGCAATCTGTGCTTTTAGGTTTAAAACCTCTTCTTTTCTTTCTACGACTTCTTGACACATTATCCCTCCTTAATAAAGTAACATATTAATGATTTCCTGCATACGAATAATATTACCACTATCAACAATACCCTGTGATAATAATTCTTTACGCCGAACAATCATCTCGACCTTTTCATCTATTGAATTGGCACAAACAAGAGAATAAATATTTAAATTATTTGTTTGACCAATACGATGACATCTATCAATACATTGCTGTTTATCTGCACCAGTCCAAGGACTATCAAAAAATATTACATTATTTGAATTATTGAAAGTTAAGCCAGTACCCATTAATTTTATAGTACCAACTAAAGCAACTTTGTTTTTGTCTGACTTAAAGGCATTTTCTGTGTCCTTTAGGTTTTTATTTTTGGCAAGATACCCCATAGCATTGTAAGGTTTTAGGATATCAACTATTATCTGCACTACCTCAGCCCAATTACTAAATATAAGGCATTGTTCCCCTCTACTGGCAATTTCGTCCACCAGTTCTACTAATTTATCTAATTTAGCAGATTTTTGAACTGTAGAGCTTACTAGCTGCGGAGTTCCAACGACCTGTCTTAATCTTGTAAATTGTGCTAATGGATTTGGACTTAACATTATTAAATCAATTTTATCTTGCAATCCAGCTAATACTTCTTTGTATAAAGGTTCTTGCTCTTTATACATATCAACATAAACTGTTTGTGGAAATTTTTGTGGTAATTCTAAAACATCTTCTTTTAATCGTCTTAATTGAATATTTTTCAATCTTGTTTTTAATTCTTGCAAATTTCGATATCCAACTATTTCACGATCCATATACCCACCAAAAATACAATAATGATTTTTAAAGGCTGTATAACTATTTTCTTCATAACCTAATGATTTAAAGATAATAAATAAATCCATAGGTTGATTAACTAATGGTGTACCACTCATTGTTACACGATAATCATTTTTGTTTTTGGTATTCATCACCTTAATGAATCCTTTTCCCTGTGCAGAGAGTGGATTCTTAACCTTATGAACTTCATCAATGAAAATAGCTCCTATAGTTCCATTCTCATGATATTTTTTTAGTAATTTAACAATAGCTTCTTCCCGAAATGCTTCTATATTTATAATCCAGAAAAATTCTTCCGGAACTTCTTCTAAATCTTCTAATTTAGCTTTTGTTCCACCATCATATAATTTATTACTTCTTTTTCTAGAACGAAAACCTAATAATTTATAAGTTTCATCACTATGTGTTTCAATTTCATCACGCCAGTTCCAACGTAGTGAAGCTACACCACAAATAACAAGGCAATGCTCTACACCTTGTATTTCCTTCAGATATCTGGCTAAATCAATTATTTGCTTTGTTTTACCAAGACCTTGTTCATCACCTAAATGCCAATGTCTTTTATCAATACCATATTTAACACCTTCTATCTGATATTGATAAGGCTTTGTTTTAAATGTAAAATCTCCAAGATCATTTTGCAATAATTCTTCACCAATTATTTGGTATTCTTGATTAATTAAAATATTTTTCACTGCTTGTAAATGTATAGGAGCAATTTCCCAACAATCAGAATTTACATGAAAATATCTAAATTCTAATTTTCTAAATTTACTTACAATATCAATATCAAAACTGCATTTAATAAATAAACAGTATTGAAAATCTTTAAATTTTTTAGATTCTTTCACATTAATTCTAATCACAATTATTGGCCTCCTTATATACTAATTATATCGCAATGATTTTAAAGTGTCAATAAAAAAGAGTACATTCCGAAGAATGTACTCTTTAAATTAAGCTTTGGCGACTTGCATATAGTAGCGATAAGCTTTGCCTTCGCTAACATCGGGATCTTCAAACCAAGCCTTGCTCATTTTAACGTAGGTCGCTGTATCAGAACCTAATACGTTGTAATAATCGCTATAAAGCATATTCATTACAAAATATAAATCCCAACGGTTAAATCCGATACATTTAATACCATACTGACGGATTACATCATCAATCTGTTCAACAGACCAGTGAGCTCCTTCCGTACCATCTACGTTCTTGAAATTTTCAACAGCTTTTTCAGCTAACCAATCACTAAAATGCTCACCATAACACTCTTTATACAATTTGTCAACGACTTCGTCATAAACTTCTTTATCCGAATATTTTAATGGTTTAATAGCACTTTTAAAAGTTTCCATTAAAATATCATTAGTAAGACCTAAATCTTTTTGCTCTTTAAGATGTTTTAATAATGTTTCTAACATATTAATCTTCCAATACTTCTACCGTAGGTACAGTAGGTGCTGTTGGAGTATAAACAGTATTAGGCACACAACACAACATAGAGAAATGATTCGGGTCACTACCAAAGATAATTGGATAAACTCTACGGCAACGAATTTGATCTGCTCTTAACAGATTACCTGTGCGGGTATAAACCGGATAAACAGTAGTTCCGATTTGAATCTGCACTGGAAGCGTATTCGCCCCTGAAGGAAGACTCTGTGCAAGCACAAGACAAAATCTTTTTAAATTGGTGAGTGTAGGTGTAGTGCTAAGAGTGATAACTAGATTAGTTGAAGTAGTTGTGATGCTGGAACTTTTAATAAATCTATCACAGCGGTTACAGGCCACAATAATCACTTCCTAATTAGATGCAGCCACAGCCATTGTTGCAACCGAATCCATTAGCGGAAGTATAGGGGCTGCAAGTAATGTATGCGGGCTGCGGGAATGGACGAACTGCGTTAATAATGTTTTGAGTTTGGGACAAGTTGCCGAGTTGCAACTGAGCAGCTTGCAGCTGGTCACGAAGCTCTTGCATTACATTTGCAGTCATCAGAGCACGAGTTGCTTCAGCTTCTGCATGAATTGCAGTAGTGATTTCACAAGTGTTCTTGTAGTTTTCTGCACGAACAGCATCAATATTGCGATTAGTTTCGCAGCAGCATTGCTGTGCGGCAAAGCGACTTTCTGCGATTGCAGCATTAGTCTGGTTGAATCCTTGACACAGACCCATTTGTAAAGCGCCAGTAGATTCACAGATATCTTTTTGGATACCGAAATTCTGATTAGCGAGTTGGTTAAAACCACGGTCGATAGTGTTGTTCAGGTTAGTGTACAAAAATTCATTAGTTAAGGTGTTTACCGCACCATTAGCGCCACCACCAAAACCGCCGAAGCCACCGCCCCATGCGAGTAAGAAAAATAACATTACTACCCACATCCAGCCAGCTCCACCACCCATGAAGCCATCGCCATCAGATTTGTTCATGTCATAGACAGGAACCATTTGAGCACCTTCGAATGCCATGATAAAACACTTCCTTTAATTTATTAAATCAAAATCTTTAGGTGCGCACCTTTTTAGATTTTAATTCCAAAATTACTTAAAACTCCCATAATTTGTTTAGGATCAATTCCTTGAGTTTTAGCTAAATTAAAAGCTGTTTCTTTTAATTGATCCGGAGTTTTGCCTTGTGCCATTTTCATGGCCTGTTGAAATTTAGGGTCATTTCCGAACATGTGCTGCATTGCCGTTTGAGGATTTTGCATTTGCCGGAGTTGGTTGAATGCTTGCATCATTTGCATTAGATTCATTTTGCTGACCTCCTAACTGATTTAAGAAATTTTCTATATTCTGTACCCGCTGATTTAAACCATTAAAATCATTAGATGTTACATATTCAATCTTATTTTCTTGTGGATTTACTAACTTATAAGTTTTTAATTCGGCTAAACCATTCATACTCAATTGTTTTGTATAAATTTCACCATCTTGAATATTCACAAATACACTCATAGATCCATCTAAAGCAATTCTAGCGGCTTTAGCTTCTTCTAAACAGGTAACAGGAACTGCTGATATAAATGATTGCATTTGTTGTGGCTGTTCTACTTGTCCAAACATATTTGGAACTTGAGGATTTATGGCTCTTTGCATTTGCTGAACTTGTTGCATACGATTATAACCATAATTAGGATTTGTCATTGGATTATTCATAGGATTCATATAATTATCGGGATACATACATTTGTCCTCCTACCGCCGCCACCATATTTGGTTGATATTAAACTTTTTTGTAGTGGCGCATGGTTTATTACCTGTAATTATTGTAACAAAAATAAACCGCCCACACATATCCTAAATTGTGTAGACGGTTTGTCTGTTTATTCCCTTGCTATTGTTTTTGCAATAGGAGCTCAATATATGGTTTTACTTCGTCCGGAATTAATTCCTTTTTGGCATTCCATAAGGCTTTGCCTACTGAAGAACTTTCAATTCCTAAGTCATCGGCTATCTCATAATATGATTTACCCTCAATATAAAACTTCCATAAAAGTAATTCACTTTTTGTTTTCAAGCCAGTTCCTTTTATAATCACCTTTAGTGCAATTAAAGATAATGTTTTAAGTCTTTTATTGAAATCTGATTCAGTCATTAGCTTCAAATACCCGCCAAGCTGTTATAATTCCTCCAACTAGACCACCTATAATTAAAGTTAGTATTGTATTGACAATTACTCTCTTATAATTATAGTAGTCCTTTAAATCTTTCATTTGATATTCTTCAAAATCTCGCTTTAAAGAACCTATACGTCCATGGAGAATTTCTTGATCTTTATTTAATCTAGATTCTAATTTATCAAATAATTTTAAAATAGTAACGACATTAAAGTTTATCTCTTGCACATCTTTACAGGTTTGACGGAATTGTTCTTCAAATAATTCTGACCGTTTTTCGTATCTATCACAACGGCTTTCTAAAGTTTTAATCCTTTGTAATAGTTCTGCAATTACCTTTTCATTTTCCATTTATTGTTGCTCCGTTACTTCTGTTCATAATAACACTGTTTCCAGCACCGGAAATAGTATCAGATTCTTCCGTAACAGTTCTTACAATACCTTGTTTATAAGTAAAATATTCTTTAGCAATAAGCACCGACGAAATACCCAATGCACAGGCACAAAAAAAGATGCAACAGAGAAAACCAATGACTAAAATTTTTAAAAGTCCTAATAATTTTACATTATAGTCCCGATAAATTTGAGCGTCTTTTGCTTTTTTATCTATTTCATCTTGTCTTTGCATTAACCTCTCTAGATACTTATCTAGGTGCTGCAAATCTTTATCATTTGGATTTTCCATTACATCCTCCTAGGATATCGCAATTAATAAAACAGTACCAAGTCCAATATACAATAAAGTTTTTTCAGCTTTTAATTGTTTAATCTTCTTTTTGTATTCTTTGGACTTCTGTTCTAAAGTCTGATTGCAACTCTCTAAGTATTTGATTTTGTTGTCGTAAGATGTCTTCAACATCGTTTGCTGTTTTTCCAATGTTATTACTGACTGATTGGCTTTCTGTAAGTTGTTGTTTAATTCCGTCCGTTGTTTTTTCAACGTCAGAATTTTGTTTATCGATTGTTCGTTTAGGGATATCGCTTGCGCTATTTGTTGTTCTTGCATTTCGAATTTCTTCGCTGGAACTAAATAATAATCCTGTGCATAAGCCTGCTGACATAAACCCAATGATAAACCAAACAACAGAAGTATGAAAAATATTTTTCTTTTCATTTACCATTGCTTCCAAGTAAAGTAAACTCCGATTGCAAATCCAAGTCCAAAGGAAATCAATTTTGGATAACGATTAAAAGTAGCTTTTATTTTATCAAAAAATTCTTTAATTTCTTCCATTTTAGATTCCTCCTTAATTATTTTGTTTCCAGATTGCCAATCCACGAATTACATCGCCGCCGGGCTGATCTTTTCTACCTGTGCCAGGATCATCCAAAAGAAGTAAATCCCATCTTAAATCAGGATCATCACCATAAAGACCATAACCATCAATATCAGCGATTTCTGCATGAGTCATAACATGCTCCGAATCTATTGGAATTTCTAGAACAGTTGCTATAAAACAAATTATCTCAGCTAACCGTTCGACTTGAATTGGTGTTGGTGGATAACCATTCCAATTAATTCTTTCAGGATTTTTATAAACAGTCGCCCCATAAGCACAACATAAAGCGATTCCAATAGCGTTACTGTTTCGATGCCATGTATGCTCTTTGTAGTCTGTAAGTTCACCATTAATACGAACAGTTCCATCACTTTCAATACAAATATGATAATGTTCTTTTTCAACACTATTCATTTTGTATAATCCACCTGTATGATGACAATAGATTCGATTAATACCACTATTTTTAGCCCTTTCGGCAAGTGCAATGATCTCATTTATAGTTACCATTGTCTTTTTCCTCCTTTCCTTCAAGAATATCTGATATGCCATTATTATTTTTATCAATAAATAATTTAGCTAAAAATGTAATAGCATAAACAGTTGACCCACTTACAAAGAAAGTCAAAAATGAAATAATTATCGGCAAGTTTGCTTCATTTGTTACATTTAGGTTATGTATCCATCCGTAAACAAACATTACAGTAAAGCCGAGATACACCAATATAAGGTAGAAAGCTATATACTTAATGTATTTGTTACCTATTAATTGTGGTATATTTTCAACCAATTTTTTAAACCAGTTAAGTATTTTATCTTTCATCTTATACTCCTTAATTATAGTATATTTCTTTTATTTTGTCAAGCTTTATTATAATTATACAATGTGTATTTCTAAATCATAAATTTTATTTTCTTGTAATTCTTCTAAATTATAAAGTGTGAGTACGTCACTTCCTTCGTTGCTTGATACTTTAACATCCATCACTTTAGGCATATCGCCTGAACTTATATTTGCATTTTTTATCTCCTGATAACCAGCAAAGGATAGTAAATATCTACCATCATTATTAGTTTTTCCATTTTCTGTATGGCCAGAAGATATTGTTATCTCAACATTAGCTCCCTTAACTGGATAACCATTTATATTAATAGCTTTGATGTAAATTCTTACATCCTCACCATAAACAGGCATATTATTATTTAAAGCTGGATAAAAATATACTCTACAATTATTATTCCAGTTAAAATAAACAGTTTGCCCTTTTCGTACAGCTAAATTACCGCATAAATTAATATATGGTTGACCATAATCACAATAAATCAAAGTGCCATAATTACTTGTATCTGCATCAGTAGAGTCCCAAACATTTAACCAACTGTTTACAACATCACTACCCCCAATTTTCATTCCCCATATATAACCATCACAGGGAGCTGTCCAGGAATCTCCCTGATTTTTTAAATTAATAATTATCTTGTTATTAGAAGGCATACTCAATTTATTATTTTTTGCTAATAATTCCCAAGTTGGTTCAATGTAAAATTCATCACGATAATCAAAAGCCATTTGCCATTGTTTATTAGATGTTATACTATTATAAAAACATCTGCAAAATGTTATTGCTTTTTCCATTGTGAATATTCCACTTATACTAGGATAAAGGACGTGATTATGATTATCTTTCTCCCAAACTCGATAAGTTATTTGAGAATTTTCAGGCAAGTTTTTACCAATATCCTGGAATTGCTCAATTCCATTAGTTAAGCCAATTTGAGTTAAATCTGTAAATGATTTAATTTGATGATTTAGAGTTAAATCATTTTGTTTTTGTACAACTGTTTGAAAATCTAATTCTCCAGCATTTACAATTCTTCCAAAGGCATATACTATAGGCAATTTAGTTATTGATTTAGGTTTTACTTCTTCGCCAGTATGATCCGCACCTACACTACGAGAAGCGTCAAAATTTATTTTCCAAATATGATTAGCCGCTTCATCGTTAATAACATGAATATGTCTAGATACTTCTTCAGAAAAAGCACCAGTGGTGAATGGCGGGTCTGGCGCAAATATTTCTCCAATAGAACCTGTAATATTTCTTTGTGTATCTGTTGAATATTTATTAATATTTTCCGGATTAAGATCTGGAAGAACTATTACACTGGCTTTAGGTAATCTAAAATTTGTACTACCATCACCAGCCGAATAATAGTTACAGGCTAATCCTTCATTTGCTGTTAAATTTGCTTGCCATTCTTCTTCTGTTAAAAGCATAGAAGGTTTTGATTGAACAAAATTCCATAAATCTGAATAAATTTCTCTACTAACTAATTGACCATTTCTAATTAATTGTCCAGGATCAAGTTCTGTATAAGATACATAATCTTCAAAACCTACAGGCATTTCAATAGCATTGGAAATATTAAAGGGTACAAATTTTTCTCCATCATAAATTTGTATAGTTGACATTATTCTGCCTCCCATAAAATAAGTTGTACTTCTTGCACTGTATAGCCTAATCGCATTAATTTACAATCCGGATTAAATCTATACTCGTAAAGGTATCTTTCATCTCTTTCCTCGTCATATTCTATTCTCTGATTTTTAGCTAAAACAATTTCTTCAATTTTTAAAAGTTTTTCAACAAAAAACCAATCATAAGAGCTATCTAATAAAGCCTGAAAATCTTTTTTCCACATTTCTTTTGGGAAATTATTTCTAACATATTCATAATCTTCTTTAGTTTTTAAAGATTTTGGGTATCCTACCATGATTATCCTCCTTAACTGAATGAAAAATATTTGTTATTTTTAATGATAGTAGTGCAAAAGGGTAAATGTTCTTTATATCTTTGTAATTGCTCTTTTAATAAGGTAAAATATAAATAGTTCTTTCTTTTGGTTCATAAATTTTCTTCTGTCGATATCCAGATGTTTTATATGTACCATTTATTAAAGATTCTCTTAATTTTTCAATCATTTCCTCTAGATTTTGTTCAACTTTGATAACCTTTTGTTGCCAACTTTTGTGGCGTTTTGCCTTTTTAAAAGCTAATAATAAATTATCTTTATCAATGATTTTATTCCACAGATTTCCATGTCTTTTCATTTAAAAAATTGAAAACAGTGATTTTCGTTTTTGACTACTAACCACTGCTTTCCCCCTTCTTGTATTTTGCAAAACTGCAAGGTAAATATGCTCAGCCATGGGGTAAGACGCGCCTCTTATTTTTCCCCACGTATCCGACGCGCCGCGCGCAGAGTAAGCGACACTCACATTAGCCGACGAAGCATCGCAAGCAGCAGAACGCGAACCCAAATAACCGCCGTCATACCAGCAAGCGCCAAAGAGCAAGCGATAAAGTGTTCCGTATGTTTGTCCATAACTTCTATCGTCTACACTAGAGTTATAAGTAGAATTTATCCAACCAGACCCGCCTGCAAAGCCTAAATCCATTGCAAATTGCCATAATATACCGCAACAATCTTCTAATCCTATATTACTAATCATTCTTCTTCCAGCTGTATCTACATGCCCACCTGTAGTATTAGGATCAGAAGAACCTCGAATATTTGTTTGTTCATTAGAACCTTTTGCCCCCATTTGAAATTCGTGCCGCCAAACTAAACGCATTCCTTGTTTTGCAAATTGCTCATAAAAGGCTTCACCATGCCATTTTTTAGTCGAAGTTCCATCAGCAATAACTCCATTATAAACACTGACTAATTTAGTTCCGTCCCAACTTGGCAGATAAATTCCAATCCAACAATCTGTTAATTCTTCATAAGCGAATCCTTCAGGTTCTCCTTTTGGTCTATGTAGTAAATCCCATCTTGTTGCTGGTAATATATCTCCGGTAACATATCCAGATAACGTATGCCCTTCTATAACTCCAACATCTTTACACAAACAATGAAATCCACCTATTTTACGGCTATTATTAGCTGTGTAACCTGTTGGGACTGTACTATTTAAAGATAATACGAAAATAGGCTCTGTTCCTGAAGTTGGTTCACAAGCATAAATATAAACATCTTTACCTGCTAAATTAGCTGGAATATCTACTGTAGATAATTGTAAAGATTTATTAATTGTACTAATATAACAATTTCCATTAATATTGATTTTTAAATCTTTTGGAATTGTTACTGTTGTTTTATTTGTAGTAAATAATTCATCACGATTATAATAATTTGGATTATTTTTAATGCAGGCAACTTCATAATTACTATAATTAGTTAATTGTTGAATTGCTTCTTCTAATTGACTAATATCCAAATTAGAGGCATTTGTTATTACTCCTACAGCTTGAATAACCCATATTTGATTTATTGATTTAGGTTTTACTTCTTCGCCAGTGTGCTCTATGCCTACTGAACGAGAGGCATCAAAATCTACAATTTGCTGTTGTCTGTCTAAGGAATCCTGATGAATACTGTCCATATTCGCACCAAGTTCTATTTTTTTAAAAGCCCCATTTGCATTAAAAAGTAATTCTCCAGTACCATCATCCCAACTTGTTCGAAAAGTTGTAAATTGTCCAAGAATATTTCTTTGTGTATCTTCACTAAATTGATTAATTTTAGTTATATCAGAATCGGCTCTAATAAATACTCCAGAATAATTTGGAAGTCTAAAATTAGTATCATTTGTCCCATAGCTGAAATAAGGGCAACATAGTCCATTCGTATTATTAAAATATTCATTCCATTCTTGCTCTGTTTTTAGTAAGCTAGGATGCTTTTCTACCCAATTCCAAAGAACATGATATACTTGACGACTAACCAATTGACCACTTAATATGATTTGACCTTCTTCAAGTTCTGTATAACTGATAGGATAAATATCTCCGACCATATGCCCAACATAACGAACTTCTGGCTCTTGTGATAATTCCTCTGGATTAATCCATATTAATCCTTTTTTTGTTTCCGTTGGCGGTTGTGAACCTACATACACCATATTTTCATCATTTAATTCATTTAAACAACGAAGAATATTCTGCACTGTAACATTTTGCTGCTTATCAATTTTTTGCATTAGGAAACCTCCCTGAACGTAGTATAATAAATTGCGCCGTCAAAAGCATTCATAGAAATTAAATCATTTCCAATCGTATCTAACAACACACTATGCCTTTGACCATTTTCAATGGCTTCTACGCTTAAAACACCAACACTATCCACTTGTTCAAAAATATTTAATGGTAGTTTATACAAACCTGTAGATGTGTCCTCTTGCCAGCTTATAACCATAAATTCAACTCTAATTGCACCTGTTCCAGTTAATAGCCCGCCAAGGTTATCCCATTCTGAACCATTCCAAGCGAAATTTGCTCCATCTGCAACACCTATCTCTTTATCACCTTTCACAACATTATATACATCTCCACTTTCTGCTGTAGAAGGTAAATCTTGATAAGTTGGAACACTTCCTTTGTATTTATAAGCATTGGATAAACCTAACTGTTCGGCTGTTACTTTATGCGGATTATTATAATTAGATAAATGACTATTTATTAAATCAATTAAAGAATTAATAAATTTTATCAATTTTAATCCAGTCAAAACTTTAGTTATATGCTCAAACATTAGTTTCACTACCTTTCATTAAATCGTAAAGGCACAACCTTCCAGCAAAGGGAGCAATAGAACGAAGCTTAACACTTAAATCATTTGGAAATTCCATATCAACAAAAGGAGTTCTTGTATACAAACCATTTTCTAATATTTGAATATTTAATATAGCTTTTCCTGAAGTTTCTAAAGTTAATACATAATCATCTTCTTCTAAAGCCCATAAATCTTCGCTAACTTCATCTGTAAAAATCAAATAAGATGCGGCTTGTAAAAATCCATTATACCATTCTTCAATTTGACTATATTGAATATTTATTTGTTCTGCTTTATTGTTAACATTAGTATTTAAATCTTCAATAACCTTTTGTCGATCTTGAATATCGGCATAAATAGTATCAATACTTTCTTTGGTGCTTAATACTATTTCTGTATTAGCTTGTGTTTTATCTGCATTTAATTTAGAGTTTTCCTCTGACAATTTAGCATTTGTTTCAGATTGTTTAGCATTTGTTTCAGATTGTTTAGCATTTTGTGAATATATTTTAGATTCACCAGCATAACGTCCAGCTTCTGTTTCTGACTTACTAGCCGCCTCTGCGGAAGTTTTAGCCGCTTCTGCATATTGATAAGCTGTATTTGTTGATTCCTCAACTTGATGAAGTAAATCTTCTATATCTGATTTAACATCTTTAACATTTTGATAAATTACATCAATCTGATTTTTAATATTTTGGGAGGCTTCTTGTGCCTTTTTAGCTTCATCAGCCGCTTTAACAGCTTTATCTGCATTTTCCTGAACTTGTTGAACATATTGTTCAAATATATCCGGAGTAGGATCTTCAGGAAGTAGACTATCCTCATTAAACCCACTATCAATAATTTCTATATCGATTTCATTAGTTGTTGCTCTTTTGTTATCCATAGATACGGCAAAAGCATTTACCTGCATTATTCCTGCACCAACTAAAACTTCCCACGGTACTGGATATTCTACGCCATCTGAAATGTTGGTTACATTGTAAGTTTTTCCATTCTTGGTAAATTGTACTGTCTTACCTACATAATTAGCCCAATCTTCAGAGGTTTCAAGTGTAAATGTTAAATAACCCTTACTATCTGCAGCAACTTCAGAATCTCCATAATAACTCAATCTTTGTTTAAATATTCTAAATTTTATCATTTTTAATTCCTTTCTTTAAAGATCAGAATAAGCTCCATAACCATACGGCTAATATAAATACTACTCCAGCGCAAGGTTCTTTCCGTACTTGGAAGTTTGATCCAGTAGCTTCCGGAGTATTTTCATCTACCTATTTAGGACGATGGGCAAACAGCAAAAATGGTGGAGATGATGCCATGTGGCAAGTTAACTTTAATTTAGCAAATACATTAAATAATATTACTATTGGAAATTCTGGAGAATCTGAAGGATTTCCAAAACACGTTATAATGCCTTATTACCTGAGAGTTTTAAATATTTAATATTCTTAAATAATATGGCATAATTATATGCTTTGGATAAGCTTCTTCTCCACCTGTATTCACGCCTGTAGATTCAATTTTAATATCATGATTATGGTCGCCATTAAATTGTATAACTTCACGAGTATCACTTTTATGAGCGCATTCGCCAGCCCCTATACCAGTTTCAGAAAATACACCAGTTGTTCGACCCCAACTGATCCCAACCTGATTTCCCGCAATGAAAGTTCCTCGAAGTTGTGTAGTTCCAGTCTTATTTCCAGTGGCCAAATTATGGTTATGGAGCTTATTCTGATCTTTAAAGAAAGAACCAGCATTTTCTCCACCACGACCAAAATCTAATATAAATGGAGTTCTAAAAGTTGTACTGTCATCACCAGTTGAAAAATAGCCAACAGAAGTTTTATTTAATGTTAACATTTTTTGCCATTCAACTTCAGAAGTTAAAGGATAATATTTTTGAACAAAATCCCACAATTCTGGATATTCTGATCTATTTAATACATGACTTTGTGTCATTTTTAAGTATCCTGGAGGAGCGCTATTCCATAATTGCTGTTTAATCGTTCCTATTGGTGTAGTATCTGCAGATACTTGAATTGGTTGTTCTTCCCAAATAATATCATTATCTGTTATCGTTCTGGAACCTTCTTGTCCACTTGCTTCCGACCATGTTGGTTCATTACTTCCACTTGTACCAGCATTTTTAGATACTAATTTAGTATGCAATCCAAAAGGATAAAGTAACACAGAATTTTTAGGATATGGTGTATTCGGTTGCCAAGAAAATCTTTTTAAAAATTCTGCATGCTGTTGCAATGTATTTTCCCAACCATTAACATTTTCAGCCATTACAATGTCGTTATCTGTGTCATGCCATAAATGAGCGATATAATCAGTAATTTTCATAACAATATTATTAGCCATTTGTTCCAACCTCCCGAATGTTAATTCGATGTTCAATCATAGTATCTGAAGCAATGGGAATATAAACAGGATCATTAGAAAGAATTAAATCTTCCCCATCTAAAAATTTAATATTAGTGATTAATTTTATTTCTTCCCAATTTTCAATATTATATTGGATTCTTAAATACCCACCAGTAATAATTTTTTGAACAAAATTTGTTATCTTATAAGTATCATTTATAAGAACTGCCTGTATTTCTTCTCCTGTAAATGTTTTTAATTTATTAAGCATTAATGGAGTCAAGGATTGTACCTCCTCAGATTTTAATTTTGCTAATTCTTGAACACTTATAATAGGTTTTTGACCTACTTTCCATTTACCACCTAAAATATAATTCCACCACCATTTTTGTTGATAAATTTCTTCGCCAACTTCAATCGTAGTTGGAATAAATGGAACATTGATAAATACAATATTTGCAGGTTTTATTTTATTTATAGTAGCAATACTTTCCTTATAAATAAAAGAATTAGAAGCATTACTTTTAATGTATAAGGTATAATTCGGATAATCCATTTCTATTTCATAATTATTTTTTCCAAATAAAGAGTCTAATTTTTGACGAAGATAAATCATTGTATAATAGGATAATGTTTGTATCCTATTTAATAATCTAAATCTTCTTTCCTCCAATGTTTCTGTTTCCGGATCTGCAACTATTTGGAATAATTGTTCATAAGCATAAATACCATCTTCATCTGCGTATGCAATAAATTGATTATTTTTTGCTTTATTTAATAACAAATATAAGTTATTCCAAATATCATTTTCAACTTTAATTAATTCATCTGTTTCTAAAATACCTTCATAATAACGAGGAAAATAACGACCAATTCTAGTTCTGTATAAACCATACCTATTGTTCATCTAGACTCACCGTACCTAATACAGGAATTTCTTGTAATGAGCTTGTTTCTGTTAATTTAATATCTGTGTCTGTTTCATTTAACTTTAATTCATAGGCACTAGATACACCTTTAACCTTTAGAATAGCAAAATTAATTCTACCTAAATAAACAGTTACAGAATAATTATTTTCATCGTCACTATTTTCCCAAGCTTCTCTTAAAGACAAAAGATAATTTTCTAAAGCGGCTTTAATATCAGGCATCAAAGTTTCTAACTTATATCCGGGCAATAAAGTGATTTTTCCAGATACATTAATTGTTCTAGGTAATGGAGTGCTTACTGTTACTTTATGCCCAATGGGAGCAATACCTAACCCTAAACCAGTTTCCCCGCCAGAATTTTCCGGATCGAATTTTTCTAAAATAGTTTGACAAAATTCTGAAGAACAAGAATTGTAATCTGTATCAATAATACTTAACTTTACAGTTCCTCCGCCTGCCCATACAGGATAAACTTGAACACCACCAATGCCTGGAATTTCTTTAGCCCATTGCCGATACTGTGCAATATTACCGCCAAAGGCTGTTTTCGTTAAATTAGCTAAAAATCTTTCTCTTAGAGAATCATCTGATTCTTCTTCTTCTCCTGGATAAAGTAAAGTAGTAATTTCAGCACTTGCCAACTTTTCAATATAATCATTAGGAACGATTCTACCTATATAACTATTTCCCACACTGCCAACAGTATTGCATTGCATAATATAACTTCCGGGTACTACATCCCCATCTTCATTTGCATATACCTGTACTGCGGTATAATTTAAAATAGCATCTCCAACGGTTGAAAAAGATTGTCCAATAGAAATTTGACAAGGTTCATCCAGCTGTGTTTTAAATACTCCTAATTTTTTAGCATATGTTGCAGGATCTCGAGTTATACCCCCTTCTATCACACGCCCATCAAGCCATAATCCATTTGCAGTTTCGATATATGTTTGTTCGATAATATCAGCTAAATATAATATGTGTTTTGCAGCTTCGTAACAACATGGTGATAAAGCATCTCGAATAATCGAACCTTCTCGTTTATCAACATTATCTGGAACTTTGCTTAATGCTTCCGTTAAAATATAATCATAAGTATATTTTTGCAGATATTCGCTTAAAACATTCATTTTTTCACCTCCAAAGTTATTGGCAATACACCTGACTCAGTCTGTAAATCTAAAGTAATTGACATATAGTCAAGTCCTTCTTGTGTAAACTGTAAATTACTAATAGCGTAAATTCGAGAATCTGCTAATAAACAATCTTCCAAAGCTCTCTGTAAGTCTGCTTGAATATAATCAAAATCTTTACCGATATACTTTTCTAATTCAATTCCATAATTTTTAGAATAAATAACATAAGCATATCTTTCAGTATCGAAATTTTTCATTATTGCTTGTTCAATAGCAGACTGTCCATCTGTTGTACCTATAATTCGTTTATTATAATTATCAACCTTATAGGTTCTTGTAACTTCATTTTGCCCTATTTGATTTACAATAATATTGCGATTTGTGGGTATCATGGTATTCCCTCCACCCTTTGCTGAATTAAAAATTTCTGCCCATTATTAAATCTAATTAAAATAACTCTGTCGCCGGGATTCAAGCCACGCCATAATTGTATCTCAGGAAGCTCTTCTGTGGTATTGTGCATACCATCATGAATAGCTTGGTGTTTATGCTTTACTTGTCCTTTTTCCGGAAAAGGAATCTTAATTATTGTTTCCTTACATAAAGCTCCGACAACTAATTGATTTTCACCTAATGTCGTTCTCGAATCTAATTGTACACTTAAAGGAGAAACAGAAAGCACTGTTCCGTATACACAATCAGACATATCGGAACTTTGAGCTCTCTGTTTTACCATTTTTCGCGTTATACTTAGAATCCGAACAACTCCAGAATCTTCCATATTAAACACCTACATCCAAACTATATTGACTTAAATTTAATTTAACTATGTGCTCATTATTTTTCCAAGTGTGCGAACAATCTGTTGCAATATATTCCTGCATATTAACGAAACCAGCTTTAGTTAGAGGGTCTAATTTAACGGTTAACCAATTTCCAGCTCTAAAAGAATAGGGTAAACCAACACATTCAACTCTTAAAGATTTTAATTCCCTATTTTTAACCTTTAAAAGAGCATCGCCTCTTTGTTTGATTTGATTTTCTGTTGCTGTTTTATCTACTTTTTCGTAATATTGCAATATGCCCCATTTACGCTGATTTTCATCATCCTGAGCCACATAAACTTTACGAACTCCTTCTTTCGTATTGTCTTGTACTAATTTTACACGATTATATGAATCCCTGTCAATGTTTTTCTTAAAATTGTAACCTGTAATATTTAAATCGTCTGAAATGTAGTAGTTTGTTTTTGTTGATAATAAACTGATTTGTTCTAATGTACCATAATTATCTCTCAGAATAAACCAATTTTGTATATTCACTAAAGCTTCATCATAGCCATAATTAATTATTGAATACAAGGATTTTCCATCATGAACTCGTGGAGAAACTTCCCATGAACAATCATCAACTATTTTGTAAGTAAATTTCCAGTCTTCACAAATAGCTTTAAAAATCTGAGTTGCTGTCTTTCCGGAAAAGACATAGGATTCTTTATTTTTTAAATAAAAAACTTGATCAACAGCTTCATAAGTAATAGTATCTTCAGAAGCTGTCATATTAACAACATATCCATAGAAAATTGGTATATCGTCAATTCTTAAATTAACTGTGGTTGCAAATTCTAAAATTAATTCAATATTATTAGGTACGGAGAATCTTAATTTTCCAGGCTGTTCTAGCAATGTCGTTGTCCAAGATATATCAAAGACAACTTGAGAAATTTCAAAAACTTTAGTATTCGGAAGTTGTACAGCTAATAAAATATTCATTACAGTATACCCGATATTTTATTTACCGCTGTTTCGGATACCCAACCAATCCAACGATCTTCATTATCAGTTATATGGATTGCTCCATTATTATCGAAATCTAAAAGATTTACGTAACAGCCAGTTTTATTCTTAACATACCTATCTACAAATTGCATAGCTGGATCTTTATAAATTGTACCTGTTACACTTACTTCATCCCCCATTGTTAAAGCTTCGGATTCGTCTGTTCTTAATCCACCAGTATCAACAGTTATTGTACCATCTTCATCAACAGTAGCGTTATTAACTGCATAAATCTGATAAACTTTAAATTCGATATCATAATATGGATCTGGATCTGCTTCCTTCCAATCATAATCGAATTTTTCAATAGATACAAGCTTATTAAATCCAACAGCAAGTCCAGTAATAATTAACCTTACAGGTTCTTTGCTATCTCTAATCTTACTAAATAAACTTACATAAAATGAAGGTTCATGAAATTGTGCTTTATTTTGCCTATCTAAAATTTGCTTAATTAATGCAGTATAAAAAGTTTGTTCTGAATTGCCTGTTAGCACATATGGATAATTCTGTGTTTCTATTGTTGGGAAAAAACAACTAAATCCAATCGTGCTTAATTTAGGATTTTTTAAAACATTTATTTCTCCTAATGATACAATAGGATAAGTTTTGTTATTTCCTGGAGTAGCAATTTTTAAGTCCGAAGGATTTACAGGAATTTGCACTGTATCTCCTTTATACACAATAAATATCTTTACATCGCCTCTAGCCCTACTTATAGAATCCGAATTTGGAGAAAGGCTCTCAAGAAGTGTGGTAGTATCACTTATTTTTCCGGATTGTGCAACCATTTTATCCTACTCCTCTCCAACACTTAAATTATAGGCATTTTCAAACATATCCGCCAAATCATCTGCAATTTGCCCCACATCTGCATTTTGATGTACATCTCCAAACACAACTCGCATAATTGGACGCATTGTAGTATACCTATTCACAAATTCTATTGCCTGAGATTCTTTAATCCACTTAATACTATCTTCATCAAGACTAATTTTACCACCTTTAACATTTTTTACTTCGCCAACAGTATCAAGATCTGTAATAGGTTTAGCTTTAACTCCACCAGTAGCTCCAATACCATTTGGATTAAATGTATTTTTCATGGTATTTAAAAAACTGTCTATTTTAGTATTAGTATCTTTAGCAAAATTAATTCCCCAATCATAACCTGATTTATAACTAGCCCCTACATCTTCCATCGCAAACATACTTACATAACCAATTTTTTCTTTACCTAATTTATCTAAAACAAAATTCATTCCTCGAAGAATTATGTTATTAAATAGTAAGATAAAATAATCGGCAACCATTTTTACTAAATTCATAAAAGCTGTTTTCATTGCATTAATACCACCCATAATAACTCCGAAAGCTTCCGGAAAAGCTAAAAATAATTTCATTAACATTCCGACGGCGGCTACTATGAGCAATACTTGCCAATTCATAGCAATAAAACTTAATGCCAATGCGGCGGCTCCAGGAAGCGCTGCTGCAATATTACGAACTAATATAACAAGAGAAACGCCTGCAATATAGCCTAAAATTCCAGCTAATATATCAAAATTTTCTACAAGTGTTTGAATCATTCCTACGCCACTGGTACTAATGCCAGTAAATACTTCATCCATACCAATTAGCAGGCTATTTCCAGCCATCGTCATAGCTTGACCGAATGTTATAGGAAGTTCATTAAATTTATTTTCAATTTCTGTAGCTTTTTGAAAAACTGCATTCTTAATTACTTCAGCGGTTATTTCCCCATTTTTTTGTGCTTCTTTAAAAGCTGCATCATCAAGTCCCATATAATTTTGTATAGCTTTTTTAATTAAAGGAGCAGATTCGCGAATAGTACGCATTTCATCGCCTTGCAATCTTCCAGAGGCCATAGCTTGTGTGAGTTGATACATGGCCGCTTTTTGTTCTTGTGGTGTACTACCACCAACAAGGAAAGCCTTATTTACTAACTCAGTAAAAGCTATTAATTCATTGTTATTTGCAAAAGCGTGTCCTGCAAGAATACCCATACGACCAATAACTCGGCTTGTAGCTAAATAGTCAGCTCTTGATCTTTGTGCAGAATCATAAATATCTCTGGATAGTTGATCTTGTGTTCTTAAACCATCATTAATAATATTTAATCTCGCTGCATTTAACATTAAGGCATCGCCTATATCTGTTACACGTCCAATTTCTGAAATGGTACTTTTCAACAAATACACACCAGCTAATAATTCTGTTAAAGGATTCATTGCATTTGAAAATACGTTTCCAATAGGATTTTCATCTTTAAAGCCAAGCCCCTTAATTAAATTCTGAGAACGATTAACATCAGAATTAAAATCTTTAAGTAAAGCATTAGCTTTTGATATATCCCGCGAAGCTGCTTTAAATAGACTCGCTTCGCCCGGCGTTTGATTTAATGCCGTTAAAGTAAGACGAAGCGAGGCTAAAACCTTATTTAGCACAGGGGACATTTGATCGTTTAAATATAATGTATTCCTGACTTCCATAGGCTAACCTCGCTATCTTTTATGTTTTCGTTTTCTTTTGTAATTCAGCATCTTGTTTAGCGGCGATTTCAATAAATGCCAGCACACAGGCTTTTTCTGAAATTGGCAAATTTAGATATTCAGAAGGCTTCCAATGAAGTCTTCTGAAACACCAAAATGCTGCCACCGTATCGGAATCTCCTTCTTTAAAGAGCTGTTTTACTTTTTTGCTGTGTCAACAGCCTCTTCACCATAGCCAGAATGTTGCATGATTTTATTTGCAATAAATTCAATCTCGCCGGGTTTAAATTTAGCTTTAATAAATTCCGTTGGAACTGTAATACCACCTAAAACAGCCGGGTCACGGAAATTAGGGTTTACACAGCCAATAGCCATTAAGCTACTGGATAATGCCATATTATCAACTGTTGGTTCACCTTTTGCATTAATTTTAATTGCCCTAGCTCTAGCTTCTTGCCATTCATCGGCATCAATAGCTCTAATAGTAATTGTTATTCCTGCAAGCTCACCTTTTAAAGCAATTTCTTTTGTATCACGTATATCACGATTTCGAATAAGATCTAAAAGTTCCATTATAATAATCTCCAATTAAATTTCCGGATTAGGGCTTGAAAAGTAATCTAAATATTCAAAGTCGGAGAATGTGCAAGTCATAGGCTCTTCCAAAACTTCGCTTTCAACATCTAATTTCGCCAAGACCCCTTCATCAATATTGCAGTAATAGAATGCAGACACCTGTTTTCCGATTGTGGTAGTTGGGTCATTATTCTTGATAGTAATAGTGAAATATAAATCTTTACCTGTTTTAGCGTATTCACGCATAAGTTTACGAAATACAGAAGAAACATAGTAAAGAGTAAATTCACCTTTACCAGACCAGCCAGAAGATTTATGTTGCGCCCCACGAAAACCAAGAGAACGAAATTCTTTCTTGCGTTTTGTGAAAGTCATTGTACAATCCTTAATCATAAACAATTCTGTAAGGACACCGTCAACAACCATAGTTGCCCAACCTTCTTGACCGGAAACGGCATCGCCAGCTCGTAAATAATCATACTCCTGTGACATTATTTAGTCCTCCCTTCTTAACGACGAATAGTTACTGTCATATACAATTTTTCCATTGAATCAACAGGCTGTAAATACAATTCAACTACAACTTCGTCAAGGTTAGCACCTTGTCTGATTGTAATGTCTGTAGAGCCGTCAAAATTCTGAATAGCGCCCATTTTTTGAAGTTTATTTAAGTAATCAACGATATCGGCTTTAAATATTTCTCGACCATCATCATTATTATTCTGTTTACCTAAATAACTCTTTTCAAATAATAAACGAATATCATTATTAATTTGATCAATGGTACGAATTACTCTGTTTTTACTAAAAGAATAATCTTTTAGTGCAGTAAACGTATGCAATGTATTAATATCCTGTTCAACAACAACAACGCCATCTTGACGAGAAGAAAGAATAAATTTACCCCTTCTTAAAGCATCAATAATTTGTTCATGTGTCAATTGATTAATGATTTCTGTTGCATCTTCAAAAGCATAATAAGTTAAAGATTTATTAATTGCACAACCTGCACTCATACCAGTTACACGAGCCACAAAAATAGGAACTGTAATCTCATACTGAGCGGATATATAACCTTGATTAAGAGTAGAAATAATGCCCTCTGTATCCACATCAATATTATTTAAAACGGCCTGAACTTTCGTTCCGGTTGTTTCTCTCATATAACTGATAAAGGATTTTACTTGAGTGTGTATTTCAGTTGATGTTTCGAGTGGGATACCCATTGTATTCCATTTTGCAGTTTTCAGCAATTCAAAATAACGAGTATAATTAGAATTAACTACAGTTCCATTTGTACCAGCTTCCAATTCCCCGCCTGCATCAGCTGTTAAAGATGCGGAACTTGTACCACTAAAATCAACAAAATCATTATTTTCGATATCGCCTACAGTAATCCCTGTCTGTGTATCCTTAACAATTCCATTAAAAGTAGTAATAACATCGAATGCAGACCCATTTTCAACCACGGAAACGGCAATTTTATTTCCGCCAACACCTGCATATTTCGCAGTAGCCGTAAGATTGTTTAAAATAAGTTTTGCTTTAGTACCTCCAGTATCCATACGGAAAAGCAAAACTTTAGAACAATCTGTCAAAACTTGCTGATATATTAAAGATTCTTCATCCATAATATTACAGCCAATAATACTTTCACAGGAGCCATCTAAAAGTTGTTCTGGAGTTAAACTAATTAATACATCATTAGCGCCAAAGTTCATTTGAATTGGTAATGTAGCAATTCCACGATCGCCTACCATATTCAAAGGCTGAGATGCACTTTGAAAATTAATATAAGCACCCGGACGAACTTTATTCATAGCTTCAAAAGTTCCACCTGCCATTATTCTTCATCCTCCATTCGTTGAATTTCCAAAACTTGCATTTTAGGTTCTTCAGGCAAAATAAGTTTTGCCTTAATTTTATAATTAACAAAGAACTGTAAGACATTTTCAATAATTTGATAATTCATCTTACTTGCCTTTGCTTTTCTTGTTACTACTTCATCGCCATCTTGTTTATCTGGAATGTCGATTATTCTTAGAATACCAAACAATTTTTCAGCCATATCACGATATTCACTATGCCTACCATAATCGGATTCTTCTAAATAATATTCGACTTTCATTCGATATGTTCTCCAAGCCGAAGCAGTCATCCCATTTTCTTGTGTTACATCAATTACAGATAATACGAAAAAGGGCTCTACTGCACCTTCCATTATCTTATTTTTAAAAATAGTTGGAATTATTGGTGGGTCTACAGAATCATTTTTTAACCGATTTGCAATATTTTTTGCCATTGCACTAATAATGAAATCGCCTTTAATTGGTATAATCATAATCCTTTTCCTTTATAAAATGCTTTAAATGCAGCTTCAAAGTTGGCTTTAATTGTATCATCATATCTATCAATTGCGATCCGGCACATATGAAAACCATTTACAAAAGGCTTTTTTAATACTATTCCTGATTTAGCTCCTTTTGTATAAACAAACTTCCCCCCAACAAAAATTCCAGGAACAAATCTACCGACTTGTTGCCTATGTCCATCTTCCACATATGACGCATATTCTAGTGAATTGAAAATTTGAATATAATAACCTTTAGCAGTTTTAAAAACTTGAGTTAACTCCCAGCGATTTCTTAAATCCCCTGTCTTAACTGGGGTTAGTGCTTTTGTGTCAGCTAATACCTTCATGGCCTCTTTTAAAAGAAACTGACGACAAAATAAATCATAATCTTTTTCTAGGTTCTCAAAATTTTTTAAAAACTTGTCAAAATCTTTATGATCAAATTTTATTGACATTAGGCAAACTCCCTATTCACAAGAGCAAATTGCTGATGGGAAGTATGCTTTTCAGGTCTACCAGCATAATCTGTATATGTATCTAATACATTTCCATGATCGTCTAGTACATAAGCTTTAATCTTATCACCTTTACGAATATCATAGGAAGGATCACAAAAAATTCCAATATGCTGATTTGTTGGGTTTATTAATAATGAATCTTCTTCCGGTAAATCTTGATAATTCAAACTAATTTTACAAGGAATTTTTGTATAAATAGGCTGAACAGATTGTTCGTTTGATACAGTAAAGTCCTCCCCCATAGTTAAACCTAACCGATAAACTTCCATTCTGTCTTTATACATTAATGATTTAAAGAGTTTTCTTGTAAAACCAATTTTTATCACCATACTAACCTCCGAAATTTCTTCAGTTGGGATTCATAATCTAAAACAACGGTATCTAAATTAGCTTGATGACTTCTTAAATTCTTGTTATATATAGAGGTATCACTACCACTTCCAAAGGTTATAGTAGTATCCCCTACCCTTATAGAGTTGATATTGCCTGTATTCACATCTGGCTCGGCTTCTTCCTCCTCACCTTCTACAGAAACAGTTGTTGCCTTTATAAACTCATCTTCATACCTAAATAAGTCAACCACCATATTTGCAAAAGTATAAGTTAATTCTTTAGGAATTTCATTAATATTACAATAATTTAAAATAGTCTGTTCTATTTCATCTACTGTTATTTTTAGTAAAGGCTCGGAGGGTGTATCCGCTCCGAGCTTTACTTTTACAATGTCCGTAACTAAAGATTTATCAACAGTTTTCATTCCGTTAATCTTCCGGATTTAGATTTTTTTCTTTTTGGAGTTGCAACAGGTTTTTCTTCCTGTTCTACTTGTTCTTCAAAAACAACAGCTCCAGATTTTTTCATTTCCGGAAGATCAGATTCATCGGCGATAATATCAGTATAGGGAGGATATACTTTACGATTATATTTTACAGTTATGGGAAACTGTACTTTAACCTTAGACATATTAGCCTCCTAAATTATTGAACTTTCATTACATAAATGTCATCCATTCTTTCGAAGGAAGGCAGCATAATAGCATCTACAACAGTAAATACATTTACCGGATGCGGTTCTTTAACTGTGGTAATGGCAACACCATTAGCTACGACAGAAACAGAAGCGGAAGAATTACCGCTCATTAAATCATATTCTTCAGGAGTAGTGCCAAACCAAGTGTTACCCAAAGAGTAACTCGGCAACAAAGTTACATATCCATCAGGATAGAATTTATGGTCAACACCTTGTTCATCTTTGAACATCTTATCATATGTAATGATTTCAAGTTGAGTTTCTTGACTTACAAAGGATTTAGCCTGAGCGCTAGAAACTAACATGTTCGGAGCTGCTAATGGATTCATAAATTTCTTAATGGATTCAGAAGCCAACATATCTCGCAATGTTTTAGTTGTCATCAATGCTCGGGTAAGAGTGACACCATATTGATCGGCCATTGTAGTTGTTGCGTCAAGTAAGTCCCCAATCGGATCATTTACAGCTTTCTTTTCTTGAGTCCAAACACCATCACCAGTCAAAGCAATTTTATGGTCGGAAGCCCAATCGCCATCAGGATCATAATTATATTGATAACTAATATCGCGGCCAGTGCCTCTGGTTGCAGTAACAGAGATAGTACCATCTAACAGCAAGCTCATACGCATACGTTCTGCTTGTACCAATGCACCATCTACAAGACGAGTAATATCGTCATATACACGTGCAATAGTAGGCTGTGCAAAAGGAATGCCTTTAGCCAACAGATTTTGAATATCCTGACGTTCTTTTTCACCAATACGAGTTGCTTCACGGAAGAACGGCATTTCCGTAGAAACTTCAGTAACACCAATACGATCTCTTAAAGTCGCTTTGGTATCAAAAGCAGACGGTTGCAATGCAACAGGAAGTTGATTACGACCTTTAATCCATGCAAGCTCAAGACCATTATTTTTATTATTGGGAAAAAATTGACTACCAATCATAGGATTTTTCATGGCTGTATTAACATCAGTCCAATAAGCTGCAATGGCCTTTGAATCAAAAATTTCAAAAATAGATTTCATTTCTATTATTCTCCTTTACTAATAATTAACCACCAACAGACGCATCCGTAGGTTGTAAGATGGTCATGTCATCTTTTAAGAAATAAATCATTCTTAAATTTTTAAGTGCTGCATCTGATGGCGGAGTAGGTAAACGATCTGCTCGAATAAATCCATGTAAAACAATAGCCATGGAAGCATCACTTTCAGTTACATCATAATCTTGCAATACAACACCGATCGCTTTATTGTCATTAGACGGATAAATAGTACCCGCTTTAATAATAAAACGATCACCTTTTTTAACTACCATACCACCAGCCTCTGTGGCTTTTGCGGCCTTTCTTGCAATAGGTACATAGTGATCAGGCATTGCAAGAATATGCTTAGCAGAATCGTAAGCAATAGTTTTGTACTTCATTGTCATTTTTAATTTCCTCCTTCTGTCTGAATCCCAAGCATTTGAAGTTTTTGTTTTGCTAAAGATTTACCGAAATCTTCACTTGTTGTAGGCTCTTTTTTATTGGTATCACTGTCCCTCGGTGTATTGCCACTAGGATTTCCAGGATTATCCGCAGGTTTAAACAAGAAAGATTTATCTTTTTGCAAAGATTCAACCTGTTCTTTCAGTCCACTAACAACCTTGTCACCATCTAATTTAATTAGACTTAAATCGATTAACCCTTTTACAAGTTGCAAATCGTGCGGTTTATTTTCGCCAGCTAATAAGGCTAATTCAACTGCATTAACTTTGCGCAATTTTTCGAGCTGCTCTTTATACTCAGTTTCCTTCGTAGTAGCCTCGCCCTGAAGTTTTTCGATTTTGGCGGCAAGTTCAGCATTAGTACCTTCAAATTTTTTCAATTTTTCCAGTTCTGTTTTATTGCTGTTGACTGTTGCAACAAGGTTTTCATTCTCTGCCTTTAGCACATCATAAGTCCCTTTAGGCACATAGCCTTCCATAGCTGCATTATGCAGTTGTATTGCTTTTTCTGCTTGTTCTTCTGTTAAGCCAAAAGCAATCAAGGCTTCTTTTGTCATATCATTCGCTCCTTTTCATAAAAAATGTACTCGTAGAATCATCTACGAGTACATTATACAATATAAATTCTTAAAATTCAATATAAAAGTTCTTATTTATTTACATATTCTTTTAACCATTGTTTATAACTGATATTTTTATCAACTATATAATAATTTTCTTCTTTGGCAATACGTTGTGCATAAGATTGTCCATCTACAACTGGAACAGTTGTTGTTCTACAATTTGGATGAAATGGTGGAAAATTTACCCCTCGTTCAGCTTTAGATATTTTAAAAATTCTACCGTCCATGCTTATACAAATTTCTGATGTTTTAAAATCCAAAGTTGCTAAAAGTTGATATTCTTTTATGCCAGCTTGTGTATAAGCTTGTAAAGCCGCCTGATTTGCTACATTATTCATTTCAGTTCTGACTAAAGTCATTGCTACACCTTGGCGTGTATTCATGGCGCTGGCAATTTTATCAGCAACATATCTAGATGGTTTTCCAGCCGCAAAAGCTAATTGCATTTCTTTTTTAAGATTGTAAATTAGCATTTCTTTATTTTTCCAAAGACGATCACTAAAATCCTCTCCTAAATAATTTTGTGAGAGAACACTAATAACTAAATCTTTGGAAGGGGTAGTGAAGGACATACCTACGCCCGAATAAGTCTGTACGTCATATAAAGTATGGTAATACATATCTTCATAGCCTTGTAGGTATGTATTCGGTTGTTGATCTTCCTGTTTTAATAATAGCATTTCAATAGCATGCCTATATTCGGCTATTAATAATTCTAATCTGGATAATCTTGCACGATCTTGAAGTTCCTTTAAATTTTTAAAGTAACTTTGAGCATTTTTAGTATCATACTGTGAAGCCTGTTCAATATAATCCTGAATAATTTCTTTAAATTCTGATAATTCTTTACCGGATAATCTTTTTTTAGCCATTTCCAAAGAAATTTTATTTTCTTCTGCATATTTAGCATAAAAAAGCATTAATTCTTCCTGAAGCTCTTTAATTACTTTTTTATATTCTTTAGCTAATTCAAGATTATAATCAACTGCAATATCTTCCACAGCTTGCAAATTACGTTCTGCTCTTTGTTGCCAATAATCCTGATTACTCATTATTTCCTCCATAAGAAGCTCTTGTTAATTTTAACTGCATATCAAGTTCTTTTTGTTGTTCTTCTTCTTGTTCTTTTTCCAATAAACGAATCTCTTCTTTTGGATCAATAACCCATGGATGATTCGAAACAATGGTTTGTTTACTAATAACACCTTCACTATTTTTACAATCGAGAATTGTTTGGGCTTCATTAGTAATCATATCAGTATTAAAGATGATATCGAAATCTTCAGAAGTAAAATCTTTATTATTAAATGTTTTTTCGTGTTCTTTAATAAACCATGCAAGAGATTCTAATGCTTCAATTACTTGTACACCTATATCGTTACAATCCAAAGACAAATCAATATATTTAAATTTTAAAGCTTCACCACTAATATCTCGCATTTCATCTTGTTGAGTATCTACACCCGAACCATCTTCATAAATATCTTTACGTAAACGATTTAAATGTAATTCGGCTCCCTCTAATTTAAAAGGTATATCTAAATTAGTAAGATCGCCCTCTTCCGTTACATAGGCAACTTTTGTTTGCTTTAAATTAAGCATAAATTCATCTTTATCTGTGCCATCATAACCTTTAACAATACGAATACTATTAGGAACATCATGAATTTGATCACTAATATCACTGGTAATGGAATCATAGTCATCTATTAAAGTTTTGATGTATCTTAATAATGGCAATTCTTCCATGTTATATTTAATACAAACAAAAGGAACACGTCCCCAAGACATAGGATCGGATACATAAATAGGATTTCCAAATTCATCTGTATCAATTAAACCATTTTCATTAGTTTTCTTCTTCTTAATTCGAAAATGACTATCAACAAAACTTTCTTTATCCGGATCAATTCGTATTCCACCAGCTGTTAATTCATAAAACCAAACTCCTTGAGGTGTATAGTATTCAATTTTTTGATGTGGAATTTGATCTCCATTTGGCTTGATTTCCATAATTTCATAAAATCGAATTACTGCATCTAAAACTGTATGGTCTGCATCTGCCCAAAAAGGAATAATTTCATAATCGGGCATTCTTTTAAATAATAAATTTCCATCTTCATCATAATAAACTTGAAACCAATTAATTCCGGAAACAACCGCTTGTCTAACCATATTTTGTAAACGACGAAGAAATTTTTTATTAAAATAACCTTGAAGAATTTGTTCAAACTCTTCATTTTTGCATTTGATGGTAAAGGCTTTACTTAAAAGATAGTTAACTTTTTGATTTACTAATTTACGATAAAAAGAATGTCTTAATTTAACATTAGACACAGTATTATCAATAATTTGTAATCCTTCGCGATTAAAATAAAATCTTATTTTATTATCAATCTCGGTTTCATTTTCAAAATACTCTCTTGCTACTTTTCTTTCCTTAAACAAAGCACTATTTTGAAATTGTTGAACAGCTCCAGTTAAAAAATCTTCTTGTGGTTTACCATAGCTACTCATACGACGAATGTTTTCTGCATTAAAGTCATTTGGATCAATTCTCATAAAATCAGGTAATTTTAACATAATAACCTCCTAAAAACTAAATGTTCTGCGATTACATCTTTCAGTTGCATATCTTAGTGCGTCCATTAAATGATTATATTCATCCATAGGTTCATTAATTGGTTTTCCAGTATCTTTATCCTTATCCCATACATAGTTACTAAATTCAACAACGTGATTCATGCAGCGTGGGTGAACATAAATATGATAATCTTGCAATTTTTGAATACCTGCAAGAACGCTACCTTTACCTTTTTTAGCTGGTTTAATACGATTTAGACCTAATAATCTTAATTCGTTAATTGTTCTCGCATCCTCATTATCTGCAATAATAACATCATTCATATATCCCTTATATCTAATATTGTCACGAATTTGTTGATTTGTTAGTTGAGTACGATAAATTTCATCGTAAACAAAAATTTCGTATTTATCTTCGTCAACAAAAATACAACTCATTGCAGTTGGGTCATTCGCATAGCCAAAGTCAAGACCTTTGAAATCTCTATAAATTGGAATACCTTTTTTATTTTTAACATCTCTAAAATATGAGATATCAAAATCAACTTCTTCCCAATTACTATAGATAAGACCTTCCGCAATACCCCAATCTCCCATTCCTTCGATACTATAACGACGAGAATTAGTACGTTTCATTTCTTCAAATATTTTTATATCATCTTCGCCTAAAAATTCATTGCATTGATAATTTGTTGTTAAAGCTAATATATTTACATTATCGGCTTTATCAAAAAATCTCTTTTTAATCCAAATTTTATCAGACCACGGATTGAATGTAAAAGTATGTTGTTTAAATAATGGATAAGGTATAGCGCCACGAATTGATAAGTCAACCTTATTAAATTCATCTTCATTAGAACATTGAAAAGCTTCTTCCCACCATACCCAGCAAATATATCCATCTTCTACTGTGATAGATGTGATTGATTGTGCGTCGTCCATGCCTCTAAAGAATATCTTTTGTCCGGAAGGTTTATAAGTGATTTCCAAAGGATTAACTGTGCAATGCCATAAATGGTCTACACCTAATCTATTAATAGCCCATTTCAACTGTCTATAAGTAGAATCTCTGTGTGTATTATAGTAACGTCTAACTACCATTGTGTTCGGTTTTAATCTATACCGTTCGTAGAACTTCATCATATTATAGATATACCATAAAGCAGTAGTACAGGATTTTTTACTACCACGACCACCTTTTAAGCATCTATAACGACCTTTAAAGTTCCAAAATGTCTTATACCCTCTGCCCACAATTTGAGAAATATTAATTGCAGTCATTTAATCCTCCAAATCTTCTTCCCCAACAAAAGAAACAGCACTATTAACATTAACGTTATTTTCGTTAAAACCGTGCATAGTATTCAACTCACTAACTGCATCAACAATACCTGTGACTTGAATTTTATTAAGATGATTTTTCTGACGAAGTTTAATCATCTTATTTACAAGACTTTTAATAACCCTCGGGTCTTCTTCTTCCTCAATTTGTTCCTGAAGGAATTGTAATTCTTCTTCAAAGGCTTGATTAACACGTTCCATTTCATTTTGGCAAGTAGCTATAACATAACGAAGTTTTTCAATGGATTCTTCCTTAGACCATTTTATAGACTTTAACTGTTCCTGTTCTCTAGCCTCAATTAATTTTCTAATGCGATTTGCGATTGCAGGTTGCTGTGCTTTCGAATAAGCCGATGCGCCAACACTTTTTACCGTATCTAATTTTTCCGGAAAATGTTGTCTAAAAGCATCAACATATCGAACACCCATTGCAATATCCATACAGAATGCTTCTTCTTGCTCTGTTAGAATACCTGCAAGAGATACTAATGCTGCCATAATTAACCTCCTTCTAAATAAAAATAAGGATACCAAAAAGATATCCTTATTCGTATCTTTTATTTAATTGTAGAACAGAAAGTTAAAAATGTCAACTATCTTTTGTTTCTAACAGGTGTGTTCCATTTAAAATGTATAAAAGATATTCACAACTTTTAGAAACGGCCGAATAATCCTCGTCGAATTTATCGCTATAACATTTCCATAATGTAAGGTTAGAACCGAAATAAAATATTCCATAATACTTTCCAGTAAACCCATCATAAAGTTTAAACTTTTGTTGAATTTTTATACCAAGCTCAGATAAAACCTTTACTGTTATATTTTTCTGTATAACCAAACACCTTAACCCCCTTTATAACTCCTAATATAAAGGCATTTTCATTTGCCTGTACTTCCTACTCCGCCAACTCTTTCGGGTAGATTATCTACATCTTCTGTATCCACAGTATGATATCTATGAAAAATACCCTGTGCAATACGATCGCCTTTTCTAAAAGTATAAGGAGCATTACCTCTATTAGTAATGTCAATTAAGATTTCTCCTTCATTATCCGGATTATTATAATAATCAGAATCAATAATACCTGTGCCATTAGTTAACTGTAAATTATATTTAATACCTAAACTAGAACGAATATGAATATATAAAACTTCATCATCATTCATTTGACATTTGATACCAGTTTTAAAAAGAATAGATTGTCCTGGATTTAAAGTTACTCCTCCCCATGGAGCAAAAAAATCATAACCAGCTGATTTTTTTGTTTTTCTTTGTGGAATAAAAGCTTCCTTTACTTTTGATACTTTTTCAAAATTACGCATTATCTTCACCTCTACGATAAATTCTATGAATTTGATAAAATTTGAAAGCCCCAATATAATATTCATCACATTTATCAATTTTCACTGCATATATATCTTCAGAATCACTAACTAATTCAGGATTTAAAGCATGAGAAACGACGCCTAAACCAACTCCGGAAACAAGAACTCTATCACCTTGCTCTAAATGATAGCCAAGTATCCATGTTAACCAACGTAAGAAATTCATAATTACATCAGAAAACACAAAAGCCCCTAATGTACTTATAAATGCAACCACACAAAACTCTAACATTACTTATTCAACCCTTTCCATAACAGCATATGTATTCTAAGTAACATAAATAAAATACAGGCTAATAAAATTTCTATGGAAGTTATCCAAAAACCTGCTTGTGATTTAAGAAAGCAAAAAGCGATTGCAACTCCAACAAAACCATTGCATATCATTTCAAACATTTTATTTCCTCCAATTTACGACTAACTTTAACCGTATCTGCATCAGGTTTTAATAATTCTTTAACAGCCTCACAAAGAATTTTATTATTATGCAAGCATGTATCATAGGCTTTTAAGATTGATTCTTTTTCTTTCAAATCATTAGAATATTTAGTTAAATAATCAATATATTGTTTTTGTAATTCAGAAAATTTTTTTGTAGCTATATTCCACATGAAATATAATACCACATTAACAATAATACTACAAAGAATAAGTAAAATTAAAAAGATTTCAGTTTCCGTGAACATTTTCTTTTCTCCTTTCAAATTTATTTTGTAACAAATTAATAAATTCTTTTGTTGCCATGTGTAATATATCCTGTTTCAAGGCAGCGTTATAATATTTTAGGTGAATGAAAACAATGCACTCTTGCACATAAATATTATTTAAGTATAAATCTGCCATACAGGATTTACAAACGTGTAAAGTAACGGTTTCAAGTTGTGATTCTGTGCATTGATAGGGAGAAAACCATTTAGGAATCCAATCTACTAATTTATCACTTTCTTTATTGCAAATAGTACATTTCATTCCTTCACTTCCTCGAATAAATCTTTAACTTTTACATTTAAAGCCTGTGCAAGACTGATAAGGGTACTTAATCGAACACTATTCTGTCTATCACTGGTATTTGTTTCGATAAGTCTAATAGTTGTAGGGGCTACTCCGGAAACGGCGGATAAAGCTTCCCTTGTCCATCGTTTTTTCTCCCTATATTGCCGAACCTTATAAATAACTTTTTTTGTTTGTGTTGGCTTTACAATCATTTTAATATCATTAGTTTTAATATAATCAATTTTATGAATTTTTAAATAATGTAATACTTTAGTAAAAGCTTCAAATAATTCTGAATTAACTATTAGATTCATTTTCTACACTCATTTCTGATTAATATCAACAACTATTGGATTTAAATACTTATCTTTAACTTGCATATCTAGTATTTTATTTGTTAACTCATAAATACATTGTAAAGCATTTTGTCTTATTGTAACATCTTCATCTTCCTGACAAACACAAACCATGGCCTCGATAAGTTTAGTTAAATTTTCATCATTAATAATTTCCATTATAATCTACCTCTTTCACTATCTGCTAATTTAGTATATTCTAAATGATATATTCTACCTTTACCATACGCACCACAATTTATAATGGCAGTATCTGTATTTACAATCTCTTTAATATTTTTATTGGCTTCTATAAATTGTTCTTCTGTGACAGGTAAAATTACCCCTATTTTTAATTTAAATTCGGCGTTTACAAAGGCTTTTGTTGCATCGTGAATGAATAAATCAAAAACATTACATTCATACCCCAGTTGTTCATTTTTTATTGGTTTTCCATTTTTAAGACAATCTTTAAGGGGATTGATAATATCCTATTTATAAATACCACTAAATTTAACTATAGCTGTAGCTTTAATTAACATTATTAACCCTTCTTTCTCATTTGTTGTTCATATTGTTTAATTTGTTCTTCTATTTCGTGAATTTTATTCTTAATTTGATTAATATTTTCCATATTCTTAGATTGTATTTCATTAAATGTAGAAACATATTCTTCTTTACTACAGATTTTCTTTTCTAATAATAAAGTTAAAATTGTCATGTTACTAGATCTTGTTATTTCTAAATCTTGCTGAGTTTCCGCTAATTCTTTTAGTATTTTAAAAATAAAACGATATAACATAATAATTCTCCTTAAAATATTATTTGTCTTATAGCATACAAAATTAAAAGTATACATATAATCAGATTAAAATAAGATTTATTGCGCATATATAGTTGTAGACTGACAGTAAATAATATACCTAAAATAAAAGAATCAAGTTTACCATTCATAAATTTAACTCCTAATAATTACCGTCCAGTTATTAAATAATTCAAAGTTGCCCCTAACGGATTTTGTAAATGGGCTAAATACTCACTGACGCCAGTAATGAAACAACACACCATACCTATACTTAATATGCCAAGAATAACAGATATTAAAGTTATGATAAACAATATATCATCTTTATACCTATATTTTGGAAATAACTTATAAAAAAGATAAAAAATAAAAATTATAAAAATTTCGAAAAATACCATTGCAATTAAATCATTAAACATATGATGCCCATAATATTCAATTAAATCATCTAAACTTTTTTCGCCTACTGTGGTTAAACTATTTAAAATCTGAATAATTGTTTCTTCTTTCATTATTCTTCCTCCTGTATTATTAAATCTTTATAGTCTTTATCTAAATATCTTTTTGCTTCTTCTTCCGACCTGTATAATTTTCCTGCTTTGCGTAATAATTGATGAAGTGTAGAGTCCGTATCAAATCTGACTTCTTGAATATAACCTGAAACAGTCACATAATAAACCATTTCACCATATTTAGGACAAAAAGGTTTTTTCTTTACAAAAGCTATGCCAGTTAATAAATACAGTAAAGTATCAGAATAAATCGCAAAATGATTGTTATCTAGTAAAATATCATCTGTACCTGTCGCATTTTTATTGATATAAAATGTTTTATTAAACATTTTCTTATAATCTTTATCTAAAATATAAAATCTTTCACCTGCTTGTAAATCATTATCGTCTAAAAATTGTTGTATATATTTATTCATCATCGTCATCTCCATTATTTTCCATTTTAGCGCCGCACTCCGGGCAGTATTTTGTTTCGTATTCTTGCGGTTTTTTGCAAACACTGCATACGCTCGTATCTAAATCAATATCTTCCCAATGCCCGTGCTTGCGTTCTTCTACTGTAGGGGCTTTGTCTATTAAACCTTGAAAAACGTTTAACGCATGAGCAAAACGAAAATCAGCCTTTGCATAAGCGTTTAACACTTCATTCATTAGTTCCATGCTTAAAGCGTCTTTATCTATTAATTTCATAATCTATCCTAACTCCTTAAATTATAATATATGTTTCATTGTCTCAATACGTCGTCAGCCTCAATAACGGTCTTGTCATCATATTTTGATACCAATCGTACATCATGCCCGTAATATCCGTTGTGTTCATTATATGCAGCAAATTGTAACAAGCCTCTAGTCGTTTCAACATTAATAAACATAGCTGATCCAGCATCTAGATCTTCTTTCATGTTTGATACTATTGTCCCCAACTCAGAATCAGTAACATAAACATTTTTTAATTCACTGCCAATAAAGCTTCCAAAATCGTCTTCACTAGATAAATAGCCCCAATTTTCGCAACAACATTGTCCATTATTTATGACAAAATATAATTTTCTTGAATCTGTTTCAATACAATATCCATCATATGTATCCCATTTATCATTATTAAAATAGACATCACTAACTTCTTTTATATTTTTTATAATTTCCATATTTTTATTCACGCTCCAATACAGGCTCATAAGTTTCAAGGAAGATATCTTCTTTACAGCAGTAAATTTCTCCACGTACTCCTTGTATAACATAACTCCCGACTGGAGCATGCATTGTGCCTTCAAGAGTTTTAATGAACAGTTCAATAGGTGGAGTATCTGGAGTCAAAGCATCAAAGTACAAAATTCCTTCTTCAAATGCTTTGACCGCCCACTCTGGCACATAATATTTACCATCGCTTCCTTTTAAATCCCCATCAAATTGAAATGCTTCTATAGCTACTGGTTTCTTTTTATATTTCATTTTTTATCCTCCCCTATACTTTTACTTGTGTAAAGTCAAATGGCTTTTGATATGGATTTTTTAAAGAATATTCGCTTGTTATAAATCCTTGATAGCCAAAATTATTTATCCAATGTCCATTTTTTCTAAATCTTAAGGCGTCCTTACAATTTGTGCTTCTCAAATAAATCGTCCCGCTTTTGGTGATTTTTAAAATTTTTTCTTTTATTTCTTTTTCGCCAGTTATTGAATAATATTTTATAGTAACTTCATCACCGACTTTAAGCGTAGCCGTATACTCTTCTAAAGTCATATATGTTGACATTATTCTTTTTCCCTATCAAACATACTTTCATAATCCATTTGTAAATAACGCATTGCTTGTTCAGATTTTGTCGCATTCCAATATTTTATTAAATTTTGTTTACTTCTAAAACGTCTAGTTTTCAAGCCACAACATTCACAATTAATAGAATATAAATAGTCTGATATATATTCATTAATTGTAACTGATTAATCACATATAGGGCAAGTTTTTAATATAACAGGTTCAAAATTATTTAAAATATGACAAATTTCTTCGGCTACCTGCAAAGGTACATTAACGGCCATGGCTAAAATTCTATAATTCTTATGAACTTCATATACATTATAAAGGTCTAATTTTTCATCTGTTAAAACTGGTTCATACATATTAACATCCTCCTATTTTCATAAGTAATTAAGTAAACACAAGAAAAGTGTAATGGAAATATTAGCAGTAACTAATATAAAAAGCTTTACTCATGCACTCTCCGCCACGGATAATAAATCACAAAGTACATATAAATAATATACAAATACACTAATAATAATAGTTAAGCCCAACATTGATAAGAATGTCATAATTTAGCCTTCTAGGGATATCTCTTTCATTCATTGTCTTATTCATTGTCTTATTCATTGTCTTATTCATCGTCCTCAATTATCCTCAAGTCCTCTTTAAATTTTTCTACTGGAGAAAGGTCGAGAGCCTGCCCACAATATCTACAATGTTTACCTAAATAATATGATGAATCTTCTAAAACAGCTAAAAAGTCTTTTTTGTCATAAATTGGTAATTTCTTCAACATACTTGAACAATGTGAACAAACAATATCATAACCAAATAGACCACGATCAATTCTAACAGGCGCTGGCCTTTCTTTAGATATGCAATTCAATATCAATTTTAATTCTGACTTATTAAAATTTATCGCTATTTTTTCATTATCCGGCAATTCATTTACCCAAGAATCCTGTAAAATTGCCCTTAACCTGTTGATAATCTCTACAGACTCTTTGTTCATTGTTTTTAAACTCCTTTCATATAATTACATTAAAAAATTTTTTACGGCCGTTTACGGACTGTTTTCATTAAGGCATTTTCTCAACTCCTAACATTTTATTTACAGTTTTTAGCCCTATTTTGCGGCTATGCGTTTATTATAATGCTATCTAGTATATTTGTCAACAATTATTTTTAACGGCATAAATCGTCCATTAAGGGTCTGTATTTTTGCTTTTAGATTTTATGATTTAACTCCTTAAATGGTTTTACATGGCTTGTGTTTTTGATTGGTAGAAATCACTCTATAGGGGGGTATATTTTTGATTATGGAAAATCATCCATTAATGGAGATGTATTATGGTAGGGGTGGGTGGTAGGCCACATCTTCAAAACGGACTCCTGGGGGTATTAATTATGAAGATTAATAACATGGTAAGGGCATCTAGTTGCTTATGCTTATCAATAGCTATTGCTATTAGCTTATTATGCTAATTAATAACAAAGTATTATTTTGTATATATACTAATAATACACTTTTACTATTTATCTATACTTCATAATCATCTATATTACTAATAATATTCATTTATTATTTACCGCCAAATGGCATAAACACTGGCTTTTTAATTAATAATGGCTATTGCTTATAATATATCGCTTGTTTGCATGGCTTGTATTATGGTATATATTGTATATATACATATATTATATACTAATAAGGCTTCACAAGCAATAATTGTTACTAATAATGAGCTTGTGCTTATCATGCAGCGACAAAAATAGTATTAAATCCTTATATGTATATGTTGTTTGTAGCCCTTAAACACTATATTTCACCTAATATAACATTGTAATATACACTAAAAGCTAAATGGTAATATACACTAAAAGCTAAATGGTAATATACACTAAAAGCTAAATGGTAATAT